AAAGCCAAAGGAAGAATTGGCAGGCAAGCTAGATTAGCTGTTACTCTTGGCAAGATGCGTAAACGAGGTGGTAGAAGGACTACTAGGTCTCGTCGCAGACGCTAATAGGAGATATTATGAATCAGACTGAAGCCATGAAGCTGTTGCTTACCAACAGACGCTTATTCATGGAAACTTTGATGGGGATAGAGGATAAGAACAGGCAACTCGTTCCTTTCGTCCTCAAGTATATTCAAGGTGATATGCATGAGACTTCCACTGGCAGGGATGTCTATGTGAAGCCTGCTCAGATTGGGGCTAGTTCTTACTTCATCTGCGACTACCTCATAGATTGTATAACTATCCCTGGGACTGTGGCAGTCATTATCTCCTATGATGAGTTTATAACTGGTAGATTGCTTAAGAAGGCACAAACCTTCTACGACATATTAAAGGAAAGAATACCTAGTATCCCAGAGCTTCAGCACAAATCAACTTGTGAGAAAACCTTCAAAGGTGTTAATAGCAGCTTCTACATCAGCTCTGCCAGAAGCTTTGCGATGCCTCGTGGTGAGGCAATCCATGACCTGCTCCTTGACGAGTTCGCCTTCTGGCCTCTAGGAGCTCCTGAGGAGATATTCTCTGCTGCTCTCCAGCGTGTTCCTCTACTGCTAAACACTAAGGTAAGAATCCTCTCTACTCCTAATGGAGAAGATAACGATTTCTACGAAATCTATTCGGCAGCTAAGGAAGGCAAAGCAGTTGGCAAGTCTATATTCAAAGACCACTTCTATTCTTGGTATATGCACGAGGAATACTCAATGACTTACGATAGTTCTTTCGTCCTTCCTGGCGATGAGAATCCTATACTGGAGAACCTTGACGAGGATGAGGCTAATCTAATGCTTAGGTTTGACCAGTTGGGCGTAAGCTTTGAAGAAGCCAACAATAAGATAAGATGGAGGAGATACAAGATTGCTGAGATGGCCAGCTTGAGGCGTAGTGGAGAGACTAGAATCCTCTTCCAGCAGGAATATCCTGAAGATGATGTATCTTGCTTCCAAGCTGCTGGAGATATGTGGTATGATAGCGAACTTCTAACTGATATGGCTAGGAAATGCCATCCAGCTCCTATTCATAACCTCTTTATGGACATCTGGTATCCCCCCGAGGAAGGATTGAAGTATCTATTAGCCATTGACCCTGGCTTAGGTAAAAAGTCGGAATCAGTAGCTACTGTCTGGCTCTTCCTTGACCATGAGTATAAGCACTGTGCAACTCTATCTGGGTTCTATGCAGGGAAGGAGATGGCTGATAAGTGCAAGCCAGCTGCCAAGTATTACAACAATGCAGTAATAGCTAATGAGGATGCCCTAGATATAACATCTCACCTCACTGATTATCCTGACTTATATTATAGAACTGACCCTGTAACTGGCAGAGTTGGCAAAGATATTGGCTGGCAGACTAACACTAAGACTAAGCCTTATATGTGCAATGAGCTTAATCGCAATCTCAGTAAGATTATAACTCACGATATTAGGATTATCAGCCAGTGCAGGAATATCAGAGATATAGGGGGACGCCCAATCTCTATTGGAGCTGACGACTATCATGACTCAGCAGCCATAGCTATAGTCTGTAGAACAGCAATGCCTATAGAGCGTGGTATTGCAGGACAGCATGGTTGGCCTGACGACTGGTAAAGGAGGTTACTAATGCCAGAAATGAATCCTACCAAATGGGAAGCAGAGTATGCTAAAGGAACTCCTCATTGGGCAAAGGATATGGAGCCTTCAGAGTTTGCTAAAGAGTTTGCTGGTGAGATAGAGAAGAGAGAAGCCAGAACTGTTCTTGAGATTGGTAGTGGAAATGGCAGGGATAGTATCTTCTTTGCGAAGAAGGGCTTTAAGGTGTCAGCTGTTGATGTGTCTTCAAGTGCCATAGAGCTAGCTAAGTCTAACATTGAGAAGATGAAGATTGATGTTGACATACAGGAGGCTAATGCGGAGAGCCTCCCCTTTCTCAATGGTAACTTTGATGGTGTATTCTCTCTTTCAGTTCTTCACTCTACTAATTTAAAAAACTCTATTCCAGAGGTCTATCGGGTGCTCAAATCTAAAGGGTATGCTCTTATCTACATCTATAGTGACACTCAGTACAAGGGCGGAAGAGTTGATACTAAGATAAGCCTAGACGAGTATATAAAGCTCCTCAAGACTTCTGGATTTATAGTAAAGGATTTATACACGGAGGAAGAGGAGAAATTTGACTCACTTGGAGAGAAGCATAGAATCTTTGTTGTAAGGCTAGGAAAGGGACAAACATGAGTAACTGTACTTGGGAAAAGAGAGACGGCAGGTATATTTGTATGGCTAAGCATTGCCCTCATTGGTTGGAAGGTGGTGGCTGCAAGCTCAAGAAAGTATCCCTATCCTGCGATAACGAAGATTGCAGGTGGAATATCACCGCAGCGGATAGGAGCCCTGCTCACGCTTGCTATTGTATGGATGTTCATCTTGATGCTGATGGCAAGTGCCTTGGTTTTGAAAGGAGGACAAAATGATAGGTTCACAGATAGTAACTAAATGTACTGACTTAAAGCGCTTCTGGGCTAGGCGAGATAAGAGGTTCAAAGAATGGTATAGCCAGCTAGAGATGATAGACACTCTAGCTCAGAAGGGCATGGAGTCTTTTGTAGGTAATGACCCTCGTTCATCTTACAACCTAATTCTCAGCATGCTGGAGCAAAGAATCCCTCATAGAGTTCCATCCGAGGATTTAGCCATTGATGAAATTGCTCCTGCTGCTGAATTATCCAAGACTTTTGAAATAGCTTGGGATGATGTCTTCTTTAACTACAGGAGACGGGGAAAGCAATGGCTCAGAGATTTTATTGGCTTCTTACTTGTTACAGGATGGTACTCAGTCTTTGCTACAATATCCCTTGACGGCTCTAGGTGCATAGCGGAGCTATGGAATCCAGCCTCAGTTTATCCTAAGTGGGATGATGAGCAGTCAGAGTGTGCTCACATATTCCCAGTTAGCGTATCGCAAGCCAGGAGAATGGCAGCTAGAAACAAATGGGATGTAGTAATCCCGACAACAGGTAATGTTACAGTTCATGACTACTGGTGGCTTGACGATGTCAACCAAGTTTACAATGCTATAGCTCTCGGCAACAACTTGGCAAAGGATGCTACTCATGAGATTAGATTCAAGCGTATCCCTATCTTTACATCTCCAGTAGGGGGACTGCCAGATACTGGCGAGATGGCATCTAAGGGAGAGATTGATAGATGGAAGGGAGAGATTGGCCAGAGCTTCCTAGCTCCTAACGAGAATATCTACAACTATTGGAATAAGTGGTGGACATTCTCTATGCAGCTCCTAAGAGATACTGCTCAGGCAAGGACTTATGAGAAGTCTCGTAGTGGCAAACAGATAGTTAAGCCTGAGGACTGGTATCAGCGAGGAGCACACTTTAGGATGGCTCCTGAGGATGAGATAGGATTTATTGCTCCTCCTCCAATCCCTGTGGAGCTCAGGTCTTCTCAGCTGGATATGGAAGCTATGATGCAGCGTGGAGGCCCCTCGTGGGCTATGTTTGGTAACATTCAGCAGCAGCTAACAGCTTATGTTATGAGCCAGATAGCTGCCAGTGCCAATCAGGTATCTAAAGCCTATCATCAAGGAATTATGGATTGTCTAACTGATATAGATAACTTCTGGTATGGTTTAATGAAAGAGAACAACTATAAACCTTATGGGAGAGGGATGCCAGAGGGACTACCAGCTGATGTTAAGATAACAGCTGAATACGAAATGAAGATTCCTGGGGACTTAGTCCAGAGAGCTACAACTGCCAGAATCCTCAATCCTCGCTTTGAACTTAGTGATGAGAAGATTATGGCAGAGCTCTTCCCAGAGATAAAGAATCCAATGGAAGAGATAGCCAGGGTAAGAGCTGGTAAAGCCAGACAGCATCCTGTTCATATCCAGATAAGTCTAATAGACTCTTTCAGAGAGGAAGCCAGGCTACTAAGGGAGGCTGGAGATATAGATGCAGCGGTGCTGTATGAGAAAGCTGCAGCCATGGTAGAAACTACTATGACACCACAACAGGAAGAGGCAGCTGCAGCTGCACCTGTTAAGCCTAGACCTGAGGTGACTCCTCCGCCGTCGCCAACGCCTCCGATTGTAGGATAAGGAGAAGACTATGCCGAATGGTGTTGAAGATTTTGAGAAGCAATTAGCCGAGTGGGAAGAGAAGAGTCAATTATATCAGGAGCAGGCCAAGACTGGTCAGCGGCTGATAGCTGATTATGGTGGCCAGCTTGAGACCTTAACTACTGCTCCTCCATCTTTGTGGGAACTGATGGAAAGGGCAGGAGTAGAGTTCCCTATCCCTAAGCCCCCTCTCTTAGTGGAGAAGCTCTTCACTCCTTACTATGCTATTTCTGAAATCAGGAAAGCTGAGATTTCTGGCATTAAGGGGCAGATAGCTATAGCTACTGATGAACTTGAAAGAAGCGACTTCTTTGCCAGGCTCTATGGCGAGGTTCCTTATGCCATATCTACTGGCACAGTGTCCTCTGCAGATGAAGTTCTAACTCTGCTTAAGCCTCCTGCTGATCTTACTGCCGCTGAGCTCAGTGAGGTTAGAGATACAATATCTGGTATGATAGCCACTGCTACGAGACCTCCTGAAGCTGAAATCTTAGAGGCAGAGGAGATGGAATACCCTGAACTCGTTGCTCCTAAGCCAGTAGCCCGAGTCCCTGTCAGTATGCATCAACTAACCACTCAAGAGATTATCAAAGCATTAAAGGTTCCTATGGCTCCTGAGGGTGCTATGACACAGGCAGAATGGGAAGAATACCTCAGGATGAAGGGATATGATGATGAGGATATAGACCAGGAGATGCAGATTACAGCTGAGCGGCTTATTACTGATTGGCAGGATAGAAATAATCAATTAGAAGCCTTCAGAACTGGTATAGCAGAAATGCCAGACTACAAACTAACTGATATGTTCAAGGAGATGTGGGTTCAGCCAGGTCTAGCTCTTATGGAGTTAGCTGGGACTTATTTCTACCATGTCTCCCAGCCTCTTGCAGGGCATGCATATAGGCATGTCTTTACAGATTTACAAGCCGAGTATGAGGCAATGAAAGCTGCTCACCCTGATATGTCCGCCTGGTATGCAGCCTCTCATGCCTGGAGAGCCTGGGATGCTCCTTTTGAGGGTAGGACCGAATTCTTCTTCAAATATATGCTTCTAGAAGGTCTTGTTGACCCTCTGAGTTATGTAGGATGGTCTATCCCTGGCAGATTTACTAGACCTCTTGGTCGCTTCGGCACAAGGATACAAGTAGTAAATAGAGGTTTCCAATCAGTCCTTGATTTACCATTTGACGCTATTAAGCGAGGATGGGCTAAGCTTCCTCAAACCATGACTCAAAGAGCTACAATGGCAGGTCATAAGTCTGCCCAGTATGTTGATAGATTTGTAAGCAAAGCTACTGGTAAAGCTGTTAGAGACATGAATATGGGAGACTTCAGCAGGTCTGTTGAGAAGGCAGTAAAGTATGCCCTAGACAATCCTCACTTTGAAGATGATATTGCCTTAGCTGGCAGAGAGCTTCTTATGCACTCCCCAATAGATGATGCAGTAGCTAAAGCTTGGGCTAAGCAACTTGGTTCTACTCTTACTCCAGGAGATTTTACCAAAGTAACTGTATGTAACTTAGATGACATCTTTGAGGATATGTTTACTAGGAGTTCCAAGACTGCTGGTAGGAAGCTTCTCACTCCTCAAGAGGCAGCAGGTCAGGTGCTCAAGGTTCTCCATGTGGAGAATATATCAGATGATGCTATGAGGCTTGCTCAGAGACTACTGGAGAATAGAGCAGCGGGAATAGAGCGTGCTGCCCTATCAATCACCAAAGCTAGAAGTCCATCTCACGCTATTGCACTGCTGTCAAGTAGAAACTTCAAAATTACTTTCCGTGCACAGGAGAGCCTAGCTAGCCTATCTCGTATGGAAGCTGGAGCTATGTCTAAGCTCGTTCATGGTATAGATGTAAAGCTTACAAGCGTCTGGAGAAATGCCATAGACAAATGGGTAGTCAGACCATTTGCTGAAGCTTATCTTACTTTTGGCATGTATGGGCCTATGAACATGCTAGAAGATTATATGCGTTCTGCTCTTGATGGAGTATTCCCAAGGAGAATGAATGTAACACGGTTTCAGAGAAGGCATGTAGGAATACTCTATGACCCTAACCTAAATAGAGATGCTATATCTGAGATGCTGGGATACTTTAGGGCAAGGCCAATAGGAGAACTAAACAATCCAATCTTACAGATAGGTGGATTAGCCAAAGGTTTCGGAGATAAGATATACCGTGTACTAGTTGAAAGGCCAGGGCACTTTGGTCAGGCAGTCCGACGCAACTTTGTAGATGCCAGATGCACTCAGATAATGGGAGATATAGGAGGAGATGCATACCAAGCACTCCTTAGGGCTGGGCCTAGAGATGTCCCTGGTGAGATAACTGAGGCATGGCTAAAAAGAGAAATCCGTCAGGTTGCAGATGACCTCAGGATAACTGGTAAGCCAGGAGTTATAAAAAGTGGTAAGGATTTATTTACTCGTAAGAAGATTATGAGAAGTGAAGTCGGCAACATTGTTATGGAGCATCCTGAGCTCCCTAGAGCATTTAGAGACCATGTGCTGAAGTCCTATGATGACGGAATCTTACTGCGGACTGCTGATGACATTGAGAAGGTTGTAAGGTTTGAAGGCAGAGATATCATAATGGACGAGTTCATCAGAGGCCCTGAGGCAGCCACTAGAGGCTACCGTCAGCTATCAGACTTCCTTACAGAGCTGGAAGTTAAATCTCCTCAGGAGATGGCTCAGTCTATGCAAGCTATCCATAAGATGTCTGAGATTTATGGTGCTCTGCCCGACCAGATTATAGGACGAGCTACTGTCAGGAATAGAGGATTGCCATTTGCCGAGCGGAGAGCCTCATTTGATGCTGACTTTGACAGGTTATATCTATTCTTAGACTCTGCGGGAGCAGATATGGATAGAGTGATAGCCAAGATTAAGCTAGATGTTGCCAAGATAGGCACAAAGGAGTATGGAGAAGCAGCCACTACGCTCTTTGATACTATGATGTCCAAGCGGCTATATACTACTGAGTTCAGAAGCCAGAACATGGCTACCAGACAGGAAATCTTTAGAGGAGTTGGCAGACAGGAATTAAAGACTCCTGAGTTCTGGGATAACTTCTATCTCCAGATGAATAACGAGTATGCTATGTTCAATGTCAGAATGGCAGAGCTAGATGGTATGATAGTCAGGCAGATAGAGCAGATGAATATGGCTGCAGGAGTTAAGCCATTCACCAGAGCTCCTATTGTAATCAAAGGCAGACCTCTAGCTGCTCAAGATATAGCCAATCTCCTTGGTGTCAGAGGAGATGACATCTCTAGAGCTCTCTTAGATGTTCTTACAATCCAGAATAACAGAGATATGTTCGTAGCCTATGTTATGGCTATGGCTAGAACTGGTGATGTAGGCTTTACTAAGGAAGCTGTAGGAGCAGTCTATGACCAGATAGCCTATTCTCTTAGGGTTAATCCTAAGGCCATGAGCTGGGTAACTGCTAAGGAGATAGAACTAGAAGCAGTAAGGAGAGACCTACATAGTCTTCTCAACTCTAAGATGCTTCCAGATAGTGAGATAGCAGCTATTGGCAGATACTTTGATGATGTGGCAAATGCGGTAGAAGACTTAATGTTTGCGCCAGCCAGAGTGCCTAAGGTTCCGCCAAAGATTCCTCCTACCAGAGTACTGAAGCCTGAGTATGCTAACATGGATAAACTCCATCAGCAAGCCATGGATGAAGCTCACAAGTGGTACTACAAGGCATACCCAGACTACACTCATGCTAATGCCTTTGATGCTATGATGAAGACTATCTATCCTTATTGGACTTACGAGTCTCAGCGATGGTTCTGGCTACCTAGAGCTTTCATAAAGCACCCTGGCGTCTTTATGGCTTTTGAGAGATGGCAGAACAACACCGACTATGGCTATATCCATATTCCTGGCACTTCCATAGATGTCAATCCTTTCCGTGGCACAGTCTTTGGAACTTTAACTACTAGATTAACTAGGAGAGACTTCCCAGAGTACTACGACTCTCTCGGAGCAGCTGGAGGTCTAATAGAGTTCAATGACTACCTCAGTAGATTTGGCTTCTATCCTGGTGCTCACATCGGTATCCCTCTAGCTATATTTGGTGGAGCAGAGCAACAGATGGGAGAGACAATGCCAGCCATCTGGAAGACCCCTCTCAATGCTTTAATAGCCCTCAAGCCAGAGAGTGAATCTGTCAAGTGGCTCTCAGACCATATCTTCAGTGATAGGTTCAGGGACTATATGACTATCATAGAAGTTAATAAACGAGGTTACAATGGTAGCCATATCTGGACTAAGGTAAAAGAAGGTATTGCTCTTACTGACGAAGAGCAATCCATCTGGGATGAGTCTAGAGGAGAGGCAGCCTTCTATGGTATAGGGTTTGAGCAGTTTGGTCTCTTTAGGCTTAGAACAGATGAGCAGTATAAAGCTTACGAGGAATCTGCCAAAGTAATGCACGAGCTGACTGGTTATACTCCTGAGCAGCAAGACTGGCTCAGACGACATGGTTATAGGATATGGGACTTAGTGGGAGGATTATCTCCTACTCATCAAGCTATACTTCAGGAGCTAGATTCCTATAAGTGGCTAGGGCCTGTTACTCCTCTTCTTCCTTCTAGACA